CGCACGATGAGCTTCGCGCGGATGTTCGCGAAGGTCATCTCGAAGCTGTGCGCGCCCTTCTTTTTTACGCAGGACGCCTCTAAGGCATCGCGCTCCTTCCCCGTGAGCTCCTGTACGATCACCGCGCCGCCCCACTCGGGGACGTCGACGGTCTCCCGCAGGAGCGACTGCTGCGCGAGGATGTCCTCGCGCGACAACATGGGCCGAGGCTCTCCCATGCGACCCTCCCTGGTAGGCTTACGCCGTCAGCCGCGTGACCGCGCTGGCGAGCTCGATCGTCACTTCGCACATCTGCATATCGCCGACCTTGCCCGCGATCGGATTGTACGCCGAGATCGAGCCCGTGAACGTCCAGGCGGGATTGGTCAGCGACCGCGCGCCGTTATTGGCGCGGATCTCGATCGCCGTGGTGGTGCCAAGCAACGGCGAGATGGTCTGGTCGACTTTCCCGGTCGCGTAATCCTGAAATAGCTTCACCTTCAGCGACCCGTCGAAGAGGCCCGGCTTCGTGATCTTGGTCGTCGCCCCCATCGCCGTCGCCTCGAGCTGCTCGACGATCTGCGAGAAGTCGATCGTTTCCACGTGGTCGGACAGATCGACCGCATTGATCAGGAAGAACGCGAGGTTGATGATGGTCTGCGCCATAGCGCCCCCTTAGAGGATCCCGACGTTCGCGATGAAGGTGATCGACGGGCTGGCGCCGCCGACAAAGGTCCAGGTGACGCGCCAGAACGCATCGGTGATCGCGCCGAGGAGCGCGAGGAACTGCGACGTCTTCGTCGTCACGGCCGTGAAGGTGAGCCGATCGACGGGCGCCGCGAACCCGACCGTCGGCGCGCTCTGCACTTTGATCGTGACCGTCGGGCCGCCGGAGATCGCGGGCACGTGCAGCACGCCGTACACCGACTGCCCGGCTGCGACCGCGCCCAGGTTGAAGATCGTCCCGGTGCCCGTCGCCACGCGCGCGGCGTTATGGAGGATCGTCCCCCGCACGAGCTTCGCGCTCGAGGCCGCCATCTCGACCGCGATCTTCGCCATGTCGCCGACCTTGTCGCTCGTGAACGGATCGAACTTCGCGAGATCCGCGAGGAAGGAATAGGCCGGCTCCCCCTCAGCCCCGGTCGTCGGCGCCGAGGTGAAGGGCACATCGACGAGCCCGAGCTTGCTGGAGAGGAACTCTTCGGAGAGCCCTGCGCCGAGGTTCAGGAAGCCCGCCAGGACGCTCTTCACCGTCAGCAGGCCGGGCTTCGTGATCTTCGTGCCGACGCCGAAGACCGTCGCGTCCTGCTGCTCGACGCCCTGCTCGATCGCGACCGCGTTCAAATCGCTCGAGAGATCGAACTCCGCGAGCCAGGCCTTGCAATTCGTCAGGACTTGGGATGGCATCGGTCACGTCTCCACATGATGCACGATGATGTCCACCGGCACGGGATGCACCTCGAGCAGATCGTCGCGGGGCAGGTCGACCTGGTTCTCGACGAACGTGTCCTGAATCACGACGCTGCCGACCGTGCCACGCCAGCGACTGAAATCTTTCCGCACGGCGTCCGCCAGCGTCTGCGCGCCGGCGCGCGTCCGGTCGTAGGCGGTGAGCTGGAAGCGCGGATGCGCGATGCCGGGATCCGTGACCATGGCGTGCTCCCGCGGCATCGAGACGCGCACGACCGCCAGCGCCGGATAGACGACTTCTTGCGGCATCAGCACCGGGTAGCAGCGGGTCCCGATGATCGGCTGCAGGGTCGGCCCGGTCGTCGCGCGCGTGAAGATGGCCTCTTCGATCGTCGCGGCGCTCATGCGTGTGCCTCCCGCTCGAGCAGCGTGCGCAGCTCGTCGCCCAAGGCGGTCACCGCGTCGTCCTTGTGCTCGTCATAGGCCGGCCGGATGAAGGGATGCGGGGGCACCTGGCCGACGACGTGGCCGCCGGCGCCGAGGGGCCCGCCGCGCACGAGCTGATGGCCGTACTCCACGAGATGGGCGTGCTTGCTGCCGAAGGCGCCGATGCCGACGGTGACGTGCAGGGCGTCCTTCGCGAGGGTCTCGGCCACGATCTCCGAGTTGAGGAGGCCGGTCTCTTCGGGCGTTCGATCGACCATGTCGCTCAGGATCGGCTCGGCGCCGGCCAGGACGGACCGCTCCAGGTCGTCGCCCGCGACCGCGGCGGCCAACCGCTTGAGCTTGGCCTCGAGCTCCGCGCCGCCCTCCAAGTGCGTGACGCGCATCAGTCCGTCACCTCGACCGCGAGGATCTCGAAGGCGCGATTCGCTTCCTCGAGATTCAAGAGCGCCTGCATGTTGAAGATGCGACCACGGTAATTGATCCGTTTCTTCATGGTCAACCAGCGCACGAGATAGGTCGATGTGCCATCCGGCGTGACCGCCCAGGGCAGCGCGGGATCGATCGTCAAGGTGGTCCCGGTATTCGTGCGGACGGTGCGCGATTGGCCGGCGCCCGTCCCGCCCGTAATCGTGATTTCCTGGCTCGCGAAGCCATTCGGCGTCCAGGTTTTCGTGGTGTCCTGCAGCGTGGTGCTGGTCTGCGCGCCGGTCGCCGTCCCGCGCTCGTCCCGATAGCGCATCGTGATCTTGTGCGTCACATTCGCCGCCCGCTGCTGCGCCGTGACCAGTTCCTGGCCCCGGAGGGGCTCGATCCGCGCCCAGACGGTCGCTTCCGCCGCCCAGCTCGGCACCGGCTCGCCGCGAGCATTCTGCGTTTCCGTTACGGCTTCGATCGTGACGACCTTGTCGAGCTGCCCCGCCCGCACGGCGCGCATTACGCCGCCGTCCAGACGCGGAGCGGCGCGAGGATGCGACGCAGGAGTCCAGTCTCCGCGGGCGCCCCGCCATCGACGAGATCCTCGCGATATTCCCACATGGCGCCCGCCGCCAGTCGGAGCGCCTGTGCCCAATCGGGCGGGACGGCGGCCGCGTTCGCATAGCCCGCGGCATACTGGACGATGACGGCATTCGGCTGCCAGCGCGTCGTCGGCCACCATGTGCCATACGCCGGCGTGAGCCGCCCGGGCGTCGAGCGGGCGTCGACGAGATAGAGGCTCGAGTCCATCGTGATGAGCGCGCCCGTCTGATCCAGGTATTTGACGGATGTGACGCTCACGAGCGGCGGTCGCGGGAGGACGATCGCACCGAAACGATTGTCGGCGAGCGTCCGCAAGGGCGTGAGTCCGGTCGCCGGCCACCCGCCCGCGAGCCGTTGACTGGCCCCCTCGGCCCACGGGAACTGATCGATCGCCCATTCGAGCGTCTGAGCGAGGAAGGCGATGCCCGCGATACGCTCGATCCACGCGCGCACAGCCGCGAGATAGGCGGCGAGATTCACGTCCTGAGATGTGTCGCCCGCGTCGACCCGCAGATGCAGCTTCAGATCGGCGAGCGTGATCGGCTCGCCGGATGGCGGCATGAAGACGGTGAGCGCGCCTTGATCCACGGTCAGGCCCCACGGCGGCGCGCCTTGCGGGTCCGCGCGGCATGGGCCGGCGTCGGGCGGACCGCCGCATCGGGCGGCTCAGGTTCGAGCCGTTCCCAGACGCCCGCTTGCAGGATCGAGAGGCCGGTTGCGTTGTCCACGTCGAGCACCGTGCCGGCCGGGGTGAAGGGATGCGTCGAGTCCGCCCAGTCGGCGAGCAGGCGGAGCCGCATGGACTACGACTCGTCCGCGGCGGCGCTCTTCCCCTTGCCCTCGCGCGTGCCCTTGGTCGGCGGTGCCGATGGGGGGGCGGGCGCGACGGCCGCATCGCCCACCAGCTCGGCGATCTTGTACGCGAGGAGACTGCGGCCGTGGGCCTCATCGACCTCGAGCACGTCGCCGGTCTTCCCGTTGACGTGGCGGCTCGCGTGATCCTGCAGGAGTCGGAGCTTCATGGTGCCTCCCTTACCGCGTCCGCTTGCAGCCGAGGACCCAGATCGGCCGGACGTCGAACGTATCGGCCGCCGCGCCCGACGCCCGCTCGAGCAGGCGGATCCAGCGCTGTAGCACGACCGGCGTCCCGATCGGCGTCGGCGGAAAGACTGACCGCTTGAAGTTCTTGTT